CAGGAAAATATTTTATTCAGTAGTTTGGTAGTTCATTATTCTTTTGTTAATTTAGCCACATATTAACAAATACTAATAAAATTGACACAACAAGAGATGAAATCGGAACTAGAAAGTTTCAAGCAAGAAACTACAAAAGCAATTGTAGAACACGATGAAAGAGAACACGACCTAGATGCTATTTGGATAGCAGTAACAATAGACAGGGATTTTTGGAGAGTAGCAAAAGAGTTAGGTTGTAAGAAAGACGGATATTGGGGTTGGATGCTAACATCAACAAGTGTAAACGGAGGTGGTACTGAGTTAAAAAAGAGGGAGTTGTAAATAGTCAGTCGCCAAAAGACCTCATCAGGCGAGATGAGTACTGCAGAACACAACTCCCCTTTTTCTTAAATAAAAAAGAGAGAGTGGCATTTGGGATTTCCATTTAGCCACTACTCCCTTTTTCGAGATTAAGCAAATACGCACCAAATTTAAACTTTTTATATTTACTAATATATCACTTATACAAAAATGTTATTAACAGTTAAAGACAAAGATTATTTAATTCCTGAAAGATGGACACAAGTCAATTTAGGCAAGTATCAGGACTTTATGGAAAAAAGCGAGGATATAAAAGATGCTACAATGCTCGATAAACTTGCAATTAGCAGTTTTACGGGACTTTCTATGGATTTACTTGTGCAGATACGCAAGACTGATATTGATGTTGTTAAATCGCACCTAAATAAATTGTCTGAAAAAAAGATGAATACCACTCTTAACACAATTATTGAGGTTGAGGGAGTAGATTATGGTTTCCACCCAAACTTAAAGGACTTGACTTTTGGCGAGTTTAACAAGTATTCAATAGAGGATTACGATGGAGATAGTGCTTTTGAAAGAGCAGTATTGTTTAGAGATAATTTAAGTGTTGCATCAGTCAATGGGGCAGCCAATTTTTTTTTGACTATCGGAGTGGAGTATCAAGCCGTTATGAAATTATCTTTGAGCAAAGAACAAAAGCAGATGATGAAGAAGAAAGGAGACTTGCAAACAACAACGACTTCAATTCAAAGTGGGGTTGGTACGGAGTAATACACGGATTAGCAAATGGGGATATAACAAAGATAAACGATATAACAAGATTAAGTGCAGAGCAGGTATTCACTTACCTGTGTTACACTAAAGATTATAATTCAATGAATAAATAAGATGCCTGAAATTATAAATGAAAACGGAAACTATTACAAGAATGTTACTCTTAACAATCTGATAGATTTATTTGCAGAAATATCAGCAGGTAATCGAGGACTGAAATCACATAGCTTTGGCGATATATGGGAGATAGATGTAACGGAAAGAAACTATGCAGTATCACATTTGAGTATTGAGAACGCACAATATCTAGCTAATGAAATACAATATGATTTTAAGTTATATGTAATGGATTTAGTTAGTAAAGATGAGGGTAATGAGAATGATGTTTTAAGTGATACACTACAAATAATAGGAGATTTTGTTTCTGTATTACAAAACTCTAGAACAATAAACATTGACACAAACACAGATTATAGATTACAAGAGGGCATAACTTGTCAGCCATTTACAGAACGATTTGATGATGATGTGAGTGGTTGGGTAGCTGATATATCAATCAGAGTATTCTTTGATTATAGTGCTTGTCAATTTCAAATAATGTAATTAATAAATAAATAAATAAATGGCAACAACAATAGCAAGTAGTACATTAACAACACAAGTAAGTGAGACGATTACTATTAACGGAACAAACTTTAATACTACAACTGAATATACAGTTCAAGGTATAACAAATTATGTAAATAACATAATGAATTTAGACACAGGACTACAAGGTTTTATAATATTTAGTAGAACAGGTGTGGCACCAAGAAATACGGAATACAATATTGATGATTGTGAATATATTAGACTTACAAATTCTGATGATACTAACAATATTACAATTACATTAGAGTGGCAAACTTCTGATGATAGTGTTTTTGTATTAGCACCGGGAGGTAGTTTTATTCTAACTGACTTTACAAGAGCAGGTGCAGCAGATACATTAGCCACAATTAAATGTGGTTCAGGTGCTGCCGTAGATGTACCTTATGTAATAGCATTAAAACAATAATGAATACACTTGAAACTGAAAAAGTATTAAAAGCATTTGCTGATAAGGTTGTAGCTAGAGCTATAAACAATCTTGCAAAGAAGAATAATATTGATAGTGGTAATTTAGCTGAAAACCTAGATTATAATTTAGAGGTATATTCGAGCGGTGCTTTAGAGTTAGAGTTTACGGCTCCGTACTATTGGAAGTTTCAAGATAAGGGTGTTAAAGGCAGTAAGAGTGGGCGAAAGGCATACAATTCTCCCTTTAAGTTCAAGGGCAAAAACATAAAGAAAGGTGTTGCAGAGGCTTGGGTAAAAAGAAAAGGAATACAAGGTAGAGATAAGAAAGGAAGATTTATAAAACACAAGACATTAGCATTTCTAATAGGCAGAAGTATAGCATTATATGGAATACCTGCAACAAGGTTTTTTAGTAATGCTTTCAAATTAGAGGCTAAAAAGTTACCACCTGAAATACAGAAAGCATACGCAAGTGATATAGACAAGTTCTTGAAATTTGCAATTAAAGATTACAATACAAAATATAACTAATGGCAGGAGAACAATTTTTAACATTACTAAACACAAGTCCTAACAGATTAATCAATAGGGCATATAAGGATACTGTATTTAGAATAATAGGAATAGAACAAATAGATGAACTATTTGGTGGTGTTGTAGATTTCAAATATCATCTAAATGTATATATAGATGGAGTTAAAAAAGCTGAATTAAAGTCTCCAACAGGATATTTTCATATTGAGCAGATAATACAAGACCACACAGAAACCGACAATGGAGGTTACGCATTTGTATTTAATAATGTTGTAATGCCTGAAAGTAAAAGTGAAAATCAATTATTTTCTACTAAACCTCATTCTATTCATGCAATAGATAAATTTGCATTGAATAGAGATAACTTTAAGATGATTGAATTAACTATTGGAGCATCATTTTTTAACGAAGTTGGAATAGATGGTGAACTTAACTTTCAATCTGCAAAAGAATACACAAATAACAAATTTACTTTCAATCGTTATTACTTTTGGAATGCTTGCCAACAATGGAAAGATGGAGATGTAACTGAATATACTAAATATATTTTAGATGGACAAGGTAAGCAGTTCCTTACAAATCAAGATGGAGATTATTATAGGAGAGTAAGAAGAAATGACTTTCATACACTTGCTTTCTTTAATGGAAGATTTTGTCAGTCAGCTAATCAAGGACACGGATATTTTAATAATCCTTGCGAATCTAGTTTAGTTAGATACTTGTATGTTACTTTGTATGATGAAAGTGAAAATGTAATAACAAATGGTTGGGTTGAAAATAACGAAGATAATGGTGGAGCATTTTTTCCTGACTTAAATGGAAATATACAATACTTACCAAATAATTTAAACCCTTTAGACAAAGCATTACTATATGTGGGGGTAGGACCTCAAAACATTATAGGAAGTTGGGATAGAGAGGGAGGAGGACTTATAACTGCTAATGATTTTACTAATTGTAATTTCTATAAAGTTATAGCTCTAGGCTCATTAAATGTAGGAGATAAACATAGTAAAACATACCACTTTAGAATACAAGATGATGATTGTAAAGGTTATGAAACTGTAAGGCTAGCATACCTCAACGAACAGGGTGCTTGGGATTATATGAATTTTACAAAAAAATCTACAATTTCTACTGATATAACTAGAAGTAATTACAAGCAGAATTACGGATACGCACCTATTGGAATAGGAAAAGGAAACTTTTTAAATGGTTGGGAGTATGGAAAATACGAGGGTGGCACTAGAACATATAATGTAAATGCTATTGATACTTATGAGGCAAATAGTGATTGGTTAGATGAGGTAGATGCAGAGTTTATGAAAGAACTATTCTACTCTCCTGATGTGTATAGAATGGATAATGTAACAGGCGAATTTTATCCTGTTGTAGTTACGGAAAAAGATTATACATTGCAGACTAAAGCTAATGACAAGCTGATACAATATGTTATTACAGTACAAGACGGACACGCAAATCGTATTCAGAGATTATGATAGAATTAAAGGTATATGATAATAGGGATTGGGTTGATTTAGATGTTTATGGTAACGAAAATATAGCATTAACATTTCAAGTAGATGATATACGAAATCTAAAAGATAAAAATGCTAGTTACTCTAAAGACTTTAATCTTCCTGCTACAAAGAAAAACAATAAATTCTTTGAGCATTTCTACGATTTAGATAGATACAATTTAAACTTCAATCCTTATAAGTCTGTAAGAGTAGAATTATATGTAGATGGAATACTTACTCTTGAAGGATATATGAGGTTGTTATCTACACTTGATAAGCAAAGTGAGATAAGTTATAAGGTAGTTATTTTTAATGATGTAGCTAACCTCATAGATAGCTTGGGAGATGATACAATAGCCAACCTAGACATATCAGATATTGAACATTCATTTACACAAGAAAATGTAATAGCAAGTTGGTATGGTATTGATACAGGTAACAATCAAGTAGATTACACATATTCATTTAACAATGTAGGAAATCTGTTTATAGATGACGGAGAAATAACTTATGTTCCACATCAGAATTTTGTATTAAATATAAGGCTGAAATACATTATTGATAAGATATTTCAATACGCAGGTTTTTCATACAATAGTAATTTCTTTAATGGAAATGAATTTAATAGATTATACTTTGATACAACGGCAGTTAAAGATTATGGAGATGAAGTAGAGCCATATCAGATAAAGTCAAACACATTAAACGCAGCTAATGTCTATCAGGTAGGTGGTGTAGACCCATCGCCTGGTCGCCCATTATTCAATGGATTACAAAATGCCGTTACAATACCTACAACAAATACAGTAGGAGATAACTTGGGAGAATACAATCAGGATACGGCTACATTTACTGCTCAAAATAACTGTACTTTACAAGTTGCAGTAAACTTAACTTATTTGGTTGGTATTGTACAGAATGTTGGTGTCAATATGTATATAAATGGAGTTACAGTTGATAGCTTTACTGCTAATGAGGGGAGTTTAATAGCAGGTAATAATGTTTTGACAACCTCAACAAACGCAGTTTTGTTTGGACAGATAAATTTACTTCAAGGTCAATCTGCTCAAATAACTTTTTCACTACTTATTGATAATCCAAATTTAGGAGGTGCAGTACCATTTAAACACGGAGTACAAGCAAGTGATTATTCTATTGAATTAGCAGTAATAAATGCTAGTAGTCAAGATTTAGTAAAAACTCAATTAGGAGATATAAAACTAGCTGATGTAATTAAGGATACATTTACAATGTTTAACCTTATAGCATCTGATTTAGGAAATAAGCAAATAAAGATTGAGCCTTATGTTTCATATATTTCAGAAGATATAGTTGATTGGACTAAATTAATTGACTACAATGAAATAGAATTAGAGACTGTAGAGATACCTAGAAGATTAGTATTTCAACACGCAGAAGATAAAGACGATTATTACCATAATTTCTACAATGAAGATAATGCTATTCCATACGGAAGTCATATAATAAACTTTGATGTTGATAATAGAGATGAAGAAATTATAAAATTAAATGTATTTGCTGCACCATTTATTAAAACCATACAAGGTACTGATGTTACAATTCAGCATATGGGTAAGTTGAATGATGATGAAATAGAGCCATACAAAAACAAGCCAAGAATTGTTTATAGACATACTGATTTCGTAACTCCAATACCTGCTACTCAATATGATTTTGCTCCTATCGACCAATTCTTTGCTTGGGAAACTCAAGATATTGATGAATTTCCACAACTAACACCATTTAACAATTATATTACTGATGCTGTAAGTTCAGATAGAAGTTATATGTTTGGAATAATTAATCCTAATGCTATCAGTCAAAACTTTACACAACCTGTAAATACATTGTTTAGCAGATTTTGGAGGGGTTATATAAATGATAAATACAATGTTGATACTAGAATATTCAAAGCTAAGGCAAAATTAAGTGCAACAGATATTTTGAATTTAGATTTTAGCAAGAAATACAAAATCAAAGACCAACATTATAGGCTAAACAAGGTAGATTACAACACAGATAAAAACAAGCTTTCAAGCATTGAGTTAATTAGAATATGAAAAAGTTACATTCTATATCAGAAACAGGTCTTGTCTTATTTGTAGATGAGGAAAGAAAAGGTGCTACAACGCAAGGCACAAAAGATGATTGTCTAGCTTACGCATACAAATATCAAAGTGGTAATTGCTTTGCATACTCTCAAAATGTAACACAATATGAAAGAGGTGTTAATGTTGGTAACATTGTCAATCAAAAGAATAGGGCGTTAGGCGATGCAATTACATTTAATTCAGGTGTTAATAGTCTAGCATCAGGAAAAGGTCATAAAGTGGCTATAAATGGCTCATATAGTACCTTAAATGGTAGGAATGGATATTCAGAAAACTATGGAGAGAATGTTTTTTCGGTTTCATCTATAAAAAACAGAGCAAGATATACTGAATTACACTATGTAGGCACTACAACAGACGATACTGAAACAGAATTATTTCTTGGTGGAGAGGGTAATCAAAGATTTATTCCAAATACTGAATACGCATCTTGTTATTTTATACAGTATTTTGCTACGGCATTGAATGCTGAAAGCCAAGAGATTTGGACAGAACAGAATTTTGTAGCTTATAGAAATATAGTTGGCTCTTTACAAGAGGTAGGTAATCACTCTCCTGTTACATTGAGAGATAGCAATTTAGACTACGATATTACATTAAATGACTTTGGTGGTGCTAATCATAACTACATATCAGTAGATGTAATAGGAGAGGCAAATCACAATGTAGTATGGAATGTTGTTTTACAGATTACAGAGGTTAGAATAGAGGAAGTGTTTAGTGCTAACCTTATTTTAAATAGCAAATTTGAGGAGTTAGGTAATGAAATAATTAGCAATAACGATTTTAGTAATGGATTAACAGGGTGGACACATCCAAATAATGGCAGTACACAAACTTTAATTGGACAAACATTAAATATGTACACAGGTCCGTCTGCTAACAGAAGTAATTCGATGTCGTCAGCACCTAATACACAAACGGCAGACATAAACAAAAGATTTTTATTTAAAATAAATGCTAGTAATTTTACAGTTAGTGGACAAAGAGGTTATTTAAGGTTAGATGGTGTTTATGATAGAAATAACATAATTGGTTTTGATAATGGTAATAACGATGTTTACTTTAATGCATACAGAACATTTAATTCTGTTAGATTTTTTGCAGGAGGTGCTAATCAATCATACTCAATAAGTGATTTATCATTAAAACAAATAGACCCAAATGATAGATGGACTGTATTAAGTGCAACATCTACAAATTATGTAGATATAAAATATGGAGAGGCTAGATTAGTTTTTCCTACAACAACTCCTATTACAACTTTTAGGAACACATCTTATACATTGACTGCAGGAAAAACATATGAATTAGAATTAGATATAGTTGTAGTAAGTGGTGGAATAAAAATGGACGGAGCAGGTGTACAAGAAGTATTTAATCAAACAGGAAAGTCTAAAAGAATAATAAAGCCAACAGGAAACACTTTTATTAGTTTATATAGAGCAACATCTAATGTAGATATAACTATAAAAAGTGTATCGTTAAAAGAAATAACTTATGGAGTTTAAAACATTAGGAAAATTAATGACATTGAAGTTTGCCGTTATGAAAGATACAATGAAGTATTACGGCTCAAATATAAAGACAAAAAACAACGAAATAATTAGAGGCAAATGGCAGAAGAAATAATTGCAAAAGTCGGCATTGACACAGGCGATAGTGAGAAAAAGCTAGAAGATGTAAAACAAGGTGTCGAGGATATAGGTAAACAAACCGAGAAAACTGCTAAAGAAACCCCTAAACTTGTAAAAGGAATAAAGGGTATAGGTGCTAGTTTTAAGTCAATAGTAGCAGCGACAGGAATTGTCTTGGTAATTAGTAAAGCATTTGAGTTTTTAAGTGAGGCATTACAGAAAAACCAAAAGATAGCTGATGCAATAGCTATTGTTTTTGATACTGTAAGTATTGTAATGAACGAGGTAACAAATGTTCTCGTTGAGGTTTATGAAAGTGTGGCACAAAGCACAGAAAACTTTGATGCTATGGGTAAGGTAATAGGAGGAATAGTTACACTTGCTCTTACACCATTAAAGGTTGCTTTTTACGGAATACAATTAGGTATTCAAGAGTTAATGTTAGCTTGGGAGAAATCCCCTTTAGGAGATGGAGATACTACAACTATAAATAACCTTACAGAAAGCATAGCAGAAACAAAACAATCTTTAGTAGATGTCAAAGATGCAGCCGTTGAGGCAGGTGGCGATATTGTAAATAATTTTGCAGAGGCAGTAACAGAGGTTGGAGATATAACAAATCAAGTAGTAGATGGCATACAAAAGATTGATGTAAAAGCCGCTGCAAGTCAGGCAAAGACGGCAAAGCAATTAGAAAATCAAGCTATCCTTGCAAAAGCATCACTACAAGGTCTTGTTGAGGAGAACGATAGATTAGCTGAAAAGCAAAGACAGATAAGGGATAATGAAAATGCTAGTTTTGAAGAAAGAATAGCAGCCAATGAGAAGTTAGAGGAGATACTTAATAAGCAAGAAAAAGATATGTTGGCTTTGGCTGATTTGCAAATAGCATCTGCACAAGCTGATTTAGAAAACCTCAACAACATAGAAAACCAAGTTAAATTACAAGAGGCTTTAAACGAAAGAAAAGGTATTGAGGCACAAATAACAGGTTTTAGAAGTGAGCAATTAACAAATCAAGTATCTTTAGAAAAAGAATTATACGAAACACAATCTCAAATAGCTTTAGAATTAACAACTGAAAGACAAAGAGAGATACTTGAAACGGAACAAAAATATGAGGAGTTATTTAGGTTAGCAGAAAAGTCAGGAGTTGATACAGTTGAATTAGAAAAGAAAAAGGCTGATGAAATAAGTGCTATAAAACAACAACACGCAGAGGCAGATAAAGAAATACAAAAATCAGTTGATGATGCACAATTAGGTATGGCAACCCAAGCACTAGGTCAAATGAAAGGTTTGTTTGGAGAGCAAACGGCAGCAGGTAAGGCAGCAGGTATCATAGATGCCACGATAAATACTTATGTAGGTGCAAGTAAGGCAATCGCACAAGGGGGTGTTATAGGACCTATTCTAGCAGCGACAACGATAGCTAGTGGTCTTGCTACAGTTGGAAAGATAGCAGGTATCCCTGCACCTGAATTTGCACAAGGTGGTATCGTAGGAGGAAGTGGAACAGGCACAAGTGATAGTGTTACGGCAAAATTAAGCAAAGGAGAAAGTGTTATAAATGAAAAGAGTACAAGAATGTTTAAGCCTCTGTTGAGTACAATAAATCAAGCAGGTGGAGGTAGAGCATTTGCAGGTAACGAGGGTAGTGGAGGTCAATCAGTAGGTGTTGTAAAAGCATTTGTAGTGGCTGACAACAAGATAAATTAACTAAAATAAGAAGAAAAGCAACAATCTAATGGAACAGGAAACACAAATAGTAGAATTGGTAATAGACGATAACAACGAAGATATGGCTATTGATGCTATAAGCTTGGTTACAGACCCTGCAATAGAGGTTGATTTTATTTACCTAAACAAATCGAAGTCAAATTTAGTATTAGCAAAAACTGATAACGAGCAAAGGTTACTTGTCAGTCCTGCTTTAATACCAAACAAGCAAATCTATCGTTTTGATGCTGAAACAAATCAGGAATACTATGTTTATTTTACGGAAGAAACTGTAAAGAAAGCAAGTTATATGTATCTCAAGCATCAGAACAACAATAATGCTACAATACAACACGAGGAGAGTACGACAGGTGTTCATACAGTAGAAAGTTGGATAGTGCAAGATACGGATATGGATAAGTCAAAATTATACGGCTTTGATGTACCAAAAGGTACTTGGTTTGTTACAATGAATGATAAAATGGAAACTTTAGGCAAGAGCAAGAAGAAAAAGAAGAAGAAATACGAGCAAGTAGGCGAAATAGACGGATTACCATTGTTTGAAACAGAGGAGGAAGCACTTGAAGTGGCTAGAGAAATGGGTTGTGAGGGTACACACGAGCATAATGGACTATTTATGCCTTGTTCAGACCACGATATTATCGAGGCATTATCTGATTTAGTGTTAGATACCGACTTAATAACACCAAATCCTTGCGAAAGTGGGTATGAGCCGTATGGTACAAAGATAAAAGACGGCAGAGAGGTGCCTAATTGCGTACCTATTCAAGCTAAAAAAAAAACTGAATTAGAAACTTACAACGATTATCCTCAATCTGCTACAAATAATGCTAAAAGAGCGATAAAATGGAAAGAGGAAAACGGCAGTTCTTGTGGAACTAGGATAGGTTGGACAAGAGCAGGTCAGTTAGCACGAAAAGAAAACATATCGAGGGAAACTATATCTCGTATGGCGAGTTTTAAGAGACATCAACAACATAAAGATGTTCCATACTCGGAGGGTTGTGGTGGCTTGATGTGGGATGCTTGGGGTGGCAGTAGTGGTGTTAATTGGGCGATTGCTAAACTAAAACAAATAGATAAAGAATAGCAAATTGTAACAAACACTTATAATTTATATTTACTAATAAACCGACATACTATGGATATTAAAACACGCATTAGAGTAGCATTAGGTATCGAGGAAGATACTATTGCACTAGCCTATGAGGGCAAATTAAAAGACGGAACTATAATCGTTTCTGAAGCTGATGCACTCGGAGAGGGTGTTGCAGTTATGGTAATGACAGAAGACGGAACAACTATTGATGTACCTGTTGGCTCATATGAGATGGAAGATGGTACTACATTTGTTGTAGAAGAAGAAGGAATTATCGCATCTATGGGCGAGGCAGAAGAAGTCGAAGAAGTAGAAACAGAAGAAGAAGATAAGGAAGAAATGGCTGATGATAGACTAACTGAATTTTCAGAAGTAGTTATGCAGTTGTTTACTGAAATGAAAGAAGAAATTGATGTTCTAAAAGAGGAACTATCTATTATTTCAGGAACTAATCTTTCGCAAGAAGAAGAAATTGTTAATTTACAAAAAGAGAATACTGAATTGTCTAAACAATTAAAGACTACTCCTGCAACAGAAAATGTTGTTGTAAATAAATTCTCAAAAGAAACTTCTAATAAGGTTAGATTGAGTAAATCAGAATACAATAAATTATCACAACAAGAAAAATTCTTGTACGATATATCAAAATAATGAATAAAAAACTTAACTTATATAATTACAATATGGCAAACCCAGATATTACAACAGGTTACGCAGGTGAATCGGCAGGTGTCTATTTATCAGCAGCTTTAAAACAAGCACAATCGCTAGAAGGTCTAACGATTTATGAAAACATTAAATACAAAAGAACATTACAAGTTGGCTCACACACAGATAGTCTAATCGGTGCAGCAAATTGCAACTTTACTGAAAGTGGAACATTGGTATTGTCTGACAAGGTACTTACTCCTGTCAATATGCAAATCAATGTAGAATTATGTAAGAACGATGTATTGGCAGATTGGCAGGCAGCTCAAATGAGAGCAGGTGCTAACAATTCAGACTTCTCAAATGACTTTACTGCGTTCGTTATGTCTTATTTAGCAGGACACATCGGTCAGCATGTAGAAAACAACATTTGGACAGGTGCAGCTTCAAGTGCAGGACAATTTGAAGGTTTCCTAACTGCAACAACAGGTATTTTAACTGCTGATTCTTCAGTATTGACTGCAACTAAAACAGGTGTATTCACTGCAGCAAACATTATTGAGAATATGTCTAAGGCTTTACAAGCGTCTCCTGATGCATTATTCGGAAGTTCAAACTTAAGAATGTATTTAGGAACTGCAGCTTATCGTTTCTATTTAGAGGCTATCTCTACTTTAGGTTTCGCACAACTTTACAATATGAATGATGACTACTCTCCATTATTTAATGGTGTAGCTATCGAGTTGTGTCCAGGTATGCCTGCTGACCACATTGTAGTAGCAGAAAACACTAACTTATTCTTTGGTACTGACTTAATCAGCGACCAAACAGAAATTAGAATGCTAGATATGTCTAACCTAGATGGTAGTGATAATGTAAGAGTAGTTGCTAAATTTAGTGGCTCTGTACAATCAGGTGTAGGTTCTGACATCGTAGTATTATCATAGTAAATAACCTTTGAAAAGTGGGAGTGTTTCGGCACTCTCACTAATCATACAAAACATAAATAATGGCTTGTAATTTAACAAAGGGTAGAGGATTAGATTGTAAAAATGTAATGGGTGGTGTTAAGCGATTCTACATTTGCGTATTAGCTGATGCAACAACAAGTATAACATCAGGTGAGATGACAGATTTAGATATTAACGCAGCCGTTGGAGGAAGTAATCTATATCAATATGACCTACCAAGAGGTACTGCCTCTATAACAGAAA